ACCGCCAGCCCATTCAATTTCTGTAGGGATAATGCTAGCGTTGATGAGTGCTTCGTGCGAAGCTTCGAAGTTATTGAATTCCATCATATTACTGACCTTTCACGTCAAAGTAGTGTGCAAAACCAAAACCGATTGCTACAATTAAGAAGAAAACTGCGAACGGTGATAATGTTATTGCTATGTCTGTGGTGGTCATTGTCTATGTCTCCAATTCATATTCTAACTATATAATAATTAGAAATAAATGTCAAACGTTTTTTACGCTTAGCAATAAAAAGTTTATTGCTCTGGATCCTCCTCTTCTATGACCTCAGCAATAAAGTCATAGAGGGCTTCTTTCAGAGCTTTTTTAGCTGGAAGGTAGCGTTCATTTTTAATCTTCCACATCTCACGATAGTTGGAATACTTTTCCTCATCCCACATATCATCACGAGCATCAATCATCTCTTCCAGAGAATCAATGAACTTATCAATGGATGTTATCTGCAACTTGTATTTCTTCAACATCCCTAGTCTCCGGATCTTCGGCAATGAAGTATTTTGCTTCATCATCAATAAGTTGATATGCTTCTAATGATTTACGAATACGGATAATTTGCTCCGTAACACTTCGAATGGTCTTTTGACTAGCAGCATCATTATGACCTTCCTCGAGATCCATTAAAGCGGCCTCAAGATTAGTATCTAATGAGTGATCAATGTGATATTTGTTCCCGTCCTTATCAATATGAAGTTCTAAGGGCGGAAACATAATTTTTGAAATTTGTTCAAGTTTCACTTCTGCCGTTGTTTTTGGCTTCATCTTAAAGATTTTGAACATTTATTTCTTCTTTCTACCAATATTATATTTTGCTTCAAGTGTCCAATTAGCCTTGTCCTTATGAGGAATAATCTTCACTTGTGACATTGGTGCTTTTGGTTCTTTAATACTGTTCTCTTCAACAACTTTAATAAGACCCCATTCTTCAAGTAATTGAATAATAGTATTACGACGGCCCTTATCTTCATTAGTAAGATCAGAAGGTTTACCATCAAGAGCAAATAACTCTTTGAAGTGCACAATATAATACTTACCTTGCTTGTGAAGGATGTGGCATGATTGATATAACTTTTGATCCTTACGGGAAGCAACACCAATACGAGTCAAAGTTTCCTTGATTTTAAGGAAGTCTTCTTCTTCTGCTATTTTCACCTCAACTAGTGAATCTATTAAAGTCATCTTGTTCCACCTTTTTCTTGCTTTTTCTCAATAATCTTGATTTGATTGCTGGTAAGTACCCGAAGAGCCTCCTCAGTTTTCCGATTATTGTATTTATAGCATTCTTGTATTAGGTGGAAGTCAGCATCTTTATCAATCTTTGGGCGTTTAAAGAACCTCTTTTTTCTCCTGATAGCATAGAAATAGTAGTCAAATTGAAGTTGTAGATCAAGATGAGCACTCATATTCATTATAGCCGCATCCATAACTGTATCAGGATAGTTCGATAATGACTTATTAGTTCTCCAAGGAACATATTTGTGTTCTACTTGTGGTCCCTCAACTACATAATATTCTTTTGTAGTATTGATGCTATTTTCATAGCGCCAATCATATTGACTTTTCTTTTGTTCAATTACTTCTACTTGCTCAATTTGTTCACCTAGTAAATTCTTCATAGGAACTCACAATCAGTCATTATTTTTACAAAGAATGCTGCAAGATTAATTTCAGGATCAGCCGCAAATGCTGACTGATATTGATATTGTGAGATAAGAAGAACTAGTTCAGGAATAGATTCTTTTTTGAAATAATCTTTTGCTGAATCATAGAATTTGCGGAATATATGAGTCTGGTCTTGATCCATATTCTGCATAATCCATTTACGAACTTCAGTAAAGTTTCTATCCTTTAAAAGACTTACAAGTTCTTTAATTGATGTTTCTTGCAGGTTTGCTAGAATACCTGAATCAATTTTACCTGTGGCAGAATAACGTTGTAACTCATTGAGAACTCGACGCCAATCCGGAAAATACTTTTGTATGATTTCAGCAATAACTGATTTATCATATTCAATATTTTCTTTTTCAAGAATAGTCTGTACACGTTTAAAGAATTGACCAGCAAGTTTAGCCATATCCTTCTTATTAATCTTAAAATCAATGACCGAACAACGAGAATGAAGTGGTTCAATGATACGATTTTTGAAGTTACAAGTAAGAATAAAACCACAGTTCTTTGAGAACTCTTCCATGAAGTTACGAAGAGCAGGTTGAGTACTGTTAGCATTTAAGTAATCAGCCTCATCAAGGATAACATATTTACGACCACCATACATTGACATAGTGGAAGCAAAGTTTTGAATATCATTTCTGAGTGTATCAATACCACCATTCATTGATCCATTGATAATAATATAATCACAATCAAGTTGTTCAAGCATAGCACGAGCAACAGTTGTCTTACCGACACCTGCTGAACCAGATAAGATTAAATTGGGAATATTCTTTTGATCAACGAACTGTTGAAAAGTAATTTTAAGTTCTTGAGGAAGAATTGCATCCTCAATAGTTTTTGGACGATACTTCTCTACCCATAAGAATTCTTCTAGCATAATATAACTCCATAATAAAAGTGGTGGAATTTTCATCCCACCTAATCAACATCAACTTTTATATGTTGAAGAAGCTTCAGCCATAATCCAGTATTCAATATCTTTAGCAGTCCAATGTGTAATACCATTTACACATGCTTCAACATGATAATCACCTTCAAGAATCTTCATAAGGTTTTCAGACTTATAAACAATTTGGAATGTTTTATCAGTCTCACCGATTTCAATACTGAAATTATTATCAGTAGTTCCCTTGACATCAAAAGCCTTAATACAGATCTTTGTACCATTTCCTACAACAGCAATATCAGTCAGACCAAGAATAGAAGCACCCTTAACTGTTTCCATGATAGCTGAATGTTTAAGATCAAATGTAACATCCACAGATTTAAGAACTAGATCTTTTTCTGGTGGTGTTTTGATATTATCTTCATCAGCAAAATAATAATCAATAGCTGTAGTTCCATTATAGATCTTGACAGATCGGTCATTAAACTTCATTTGATAGTTTTCAACCAGAGATAAAATACCCAAAAACTGTGGTAGATTATAGATTGCAAACTTAGTGGGAAATTCATTGGAAATTTTTGCTTTCCCAATAATAGTTTTAGTAGGTGAAATAGTTCTCAATACACTACCTTCACGGAAGAGAAGTGAAGGATTAATGCGTGAGAAGTTAGTAATCACATTCAAAGTTTTTTGTTCAAGTTTCATATTATACTCCATATTTTAGATAAAGTCACTTACTTTTTTTCTTTTTTCTTCTTACCACCAAGTGAACTTGGATCTGCAGTAGCAGCTGCACCAATAGAGGCAAGATCGGCTAAAGAACCACCGAATATATATGAGCCCACATGCTGTAATTTCATCCATGGACAGAACCATGTTCGAATATTTGCTTGTTGAGCTTTTTGACAGAACCAATAATCCTCTGATAGATAACGCTTTGTTACGGGATCTACCTCGGCCTGGAAATACATCATAATTTCACGTGAGCCGTCAAAGTGCTCAGTGCGAACATGATCAGGTCGATAGAGATATTGAGGATATGCATCATTAAACTTTGTAAAAGCATCCTTCGTAATCATCATAAAACCAGTTCCAATTTCAAGAACTTCAACAGGTTCATCGATACGAATAGAAGCTTGTCCGCCCTTTGGGTTAAAAACATAATCACCAACAAACTTTTCAAGTACGTTAGGATCTTGATCGGCAATACCCTTATCAACTGCAAGCTTAATTTTTTCCCAGCTGATACACTTTTTAGGGTATGGACCACCAATAATATCATATTTTTCTGGTTCATTAGCTTGAAGAGCCATAAGAGCAATAACGTCTTGTGGGTTGAAGCCTATGTCAGAATCAATAAACATCATATGCTGTGCATCTGATCTATAAAACTCATCACAGCAATAATTACGTGCACGAGTGATTAATGACTCATTAAATAAGAAGTAAAACTGTAAGGGGATCCCATACTGAGTACAAATAGCAGATAAGTCAGAGCAAGACTTTGCAAACATACCTGCGCATTGACCACCATACATTGGAGTAGCTACAAATAATTTACGTTCGCGTAGCTTTTCCATGTCAATTTTAATTTCCATTCTCAATCACCTTTCTTTGAATAATGATCTATGTACAAACACAATAAAGTATAATGTAAAGTTTTCATCAAATCGTCTTTATTACTACCATTCTTTTTACCATAACGCCACAAGTACTTCATAGCAGTATTACGAAACGTTGGTGTTGCATCACCAAGAGCAATCCAAGCATCAAAACACTGAATGTCTTTATCTTTTGACTGATAGTGTTGCCCATACGTTTTATCTATATAGGCATGAAAGTCAGCAATAATCTTATCTTCTGCATATTTATAATCAATTTTGTTCTTCATATAATAATCCTCAGGCATAGGCATTATTGATCTCCAAACCTAATATTTTGTTCTAGTTCTCGAGCATCACGTTCATAATCTTTTCTGTATGCAATATTCTTATCAATAGCATCGGCCAACATAGAAAAGTCTAAACCAACTGATCTTGCATAATTTAGAAATGCTGATGTATCCTTAGGGAAACATGCACCACCAAAACCACGTTTACCATCATAGCCAGGAACTGTTGTGTGTGATCTGCCTACTCGATTATCAGCAGTAATTGCGCTAATAATCTTACCGAAGTTACCATTCTGATTTACTACAATATCATGAAATTGATTAAACCAAAGAACCTTAGATGCCAAGTATGAATTAATCCCATACTTTACAAAACTTGCATCAACAGCTGACATATGATATGTTGGACAAGGTTTACATAAGCTGTAAAACTTATAGAGTTCTTCTAGTTTAGTTGTAATATCAGGTGATCCACCAAAGACGTGCATAAATGGATTCACAAAGTCTTCATTTGCACTTTTTTCAGTGAGAAATTCAGGATTATAAACCACATAATTAGTCATACTTAGAATCTTTGTGATAATATCAGGTGTCGCTGTTGACTTAATAACAATAATACCTGTAACATTGTGCTTATAAAGTTCCTGAAGAACATTCTCAATTATGCTTGAATCAATATTACCATTAGGTCCCATTGGAGTAGGAACACAAATAAAAGTAAAGTTAATATTCTTATCCTTAAGATCCTCAATAGTCAATGGACCATACTTTGGATCAATAATATATTTCTCACACATAGTATCAGGAAAGCCATAATCAACAGCCTTACCAACAAAGCCGTGACCGACAATAGCAATTTTCATAATATAACCTTTCAATTACAATGATAGTATTCTTTATACCAATCTGCAAATTTTGCCACACCATCTTTAATTGATGTTGTAGGTTTCCACCCTAGAGCTTGTAACTTTGTTGTATCTGACCAAGTCTCTTGTGTATCTGCTGGATGTTTAGGGACTAAATTCTTTTCAATGGTACGACCGAAGTTTTTTTCAATCTCTGAAATGAAGTCCATTAGGTTTACTTGTTCACCATAACCTATATTATATATCTCATCTTCTGAAAAGTCAATAGGTTTTTCTCTAATTCTGTCAAGTAAAATTCCAATTCCGGCTACAATATCATCAACATAAGTAAAGTCTCTCTTCATATTGCCGTAGTTAAACACATCAATAGGTTTACCTTCAACAGCAGCTTTAGAAAATGAGAATAGAGCCATATCAGGTCGACCATAAGGACCATACACAGTAAAGAATCTTAAACCTATTGTTTGCTTAATCTTTGATGTTGCAAATTGACATTCATTAGTTCTTTTTGTATAACCGTATGGATTTAATTGTAAATTAAGTGATATATCTTCTTTCCACGGTAAAGGATTACCTGCCATCACACAAGATGTTGAAGCATAAATAACTTTCTGAATATGATTACTTTCACATGCATTAATAAGATTCTGTGTACCAACAATGTTATTCTCAATATATTTCATTGCATTATCATATGAATGTCGAACACCAGCATATGCTGCTAAATGAATTACAACATCAGGTATAATACCATTAATATAATTTCTTAGTTCATACTTACTATTAAGATCTACATTCTGAACATGAATATCTAACTTCTTAAGAATATCAGCTCTATCAATTTTTAGATTGACATCATAATAATCATTAAAGTTATCTATTGCATGTACTCTATAACCATCATTTACAAGTTTTTGTATAAGATGAAAACCAATAAAGCCAGCGCCGCCAGTGACCAATATATCAGTCATTAAATAGTTTTCCTTCCTACTGGGAATGTATTAGCGGAGTATGAAGTATCTTCATAAGCATCATCAGTTCCCCATTGGCGTATGAGCTTCATACCATAATTATCAACCTTATTTAGTATTTTTGCATCTTTCTTTAGAATAAGTTTATTATTTTTTACCGCTGGATAACCATTCTTGTTATTAATAGCATTAAGATCAACAACATGATGAACACGGCCATAGCGTTCTGCCAAATAAACTACATCTGGATGCATTTCAACAAGCATTTGTGATTTCTTGAGTGATGCATCTTCTTCATAGTTATTATAGATTTCACTCGTATTACCACCCTTAACAGTACCGGTTCTAGCTTTACCACATAGAAAAGCATAGAACAACATAGTACACAAGCCATCTTTCAAAACACGAATTGACAAGTCAACGTCTTCATTATAACGGCCGCGCCATTTATGTGGACAGTCATTGTCAATTAGGAAGCACGACATAATACGTGTATTGAGAAGATAAGGAGGATATGGATAATCATCAACAGCAAAGAACTTATATTGAAAACCAGCAAGTGCTATATTTTCATAACGATCAACAAAGTCTTCAGCCGCTCTAAAAATAGCTGACCCTCGTTCAACTCTGTATCGTTTATTGTTATTTAAGCGCCAAAACTCAAAGATGTTATCATCCATAAGCCAGTGACGTTTAAAGCCATTTGCTTGTGAATGTTCCCAACACCAATTACGTGCTGGGCCAGAACCTTTACCATGATTACTAAATGGAAGTGTAAGAATTTTTTTTGGATCAATTACAGCAGCATAGTTATTATATTCCTGTGGTTCAACAGCAATATAATAAGGAATACCAAGTGCTTCAAGTGCTTTGGAAGTGTGACGTGTTTCCCATCTACCTTTTGAGATAATGTAGATTGGATATCTTGTGATAAATTCCTCAGACATTTGGATCATCCTCGATAACTCTATTCATGTTATTCTTTTCAACTTCCTTAATAGGAAACCAAACAACCTTAGTTTTATCTGTAAGATTGTAATTAAAGAACTTAGCAAAATGTTCTCTATCTTCCTTCGTAGGAAAATAAACCGATAATTGTCTCCAAGGTGCTAGATTATAACCAACAAATGTTGGCATACCCGCAGCATACCATTGAACATAAGGATTATCCCATTCCTTTTGAACTTCTGCTATACTATTAAAAGAAGTCGAGGAGACCATTATCTTTATCCTTCTTATATATAAATGATTTTAGTTTAGGAAGAGCCGCTTCATCCATTTTTTTCATAAATTCAATGAAGTCTTCTTGACATCTAAAATTGACAAACAATTTTTGCCAATCTTCAGGAAAGTCTGGATTGACATCAGGTTTATCAATTTCTGGTTTTTCGGTGATCTGTTCCTCATCAAGAAAAACACCAAGATTCGTCTTTATATTTTCCTTGGCTTTATAACCAACTAGATCATCATAATCTTTTGATGTATCTCTTACTTCTACCATGCTTAACCCTTAGGTTTATATGACGATGCACTATAATTGTTGAATTGTTTTATAATAACAGGATCTGTGAAACTTGTCAACTCAATTCCTTCAGAAACTTTTATTAAGTACATATAACGACCATCTGATGTTTCCTTTTTATAGAATCTACGTCTATCTTTTGGATACTCATAAAGTGTCACTTTACTCTTATATTTAGATGGTGTTTCAACAATGATAAGCCGATCAACAGACTTACATTTATTAAGCTGATTATGACCAATAGAAAAAGCATTTTCTGAGTGCCAACGTTGTTGTGTTTTTACCTCACATAATTCATCATCAATAGTCATATCTTTTATTCTGTCATAAAGATCCAATGATTCATCAACCTTATGACCAATATCACGAAAGTACTTGGCTACTAACTTTTCACCTAAAGTACCTGTTTTTACTTTCATATCATCAATAGTCATTATATAGTTATCTCAATTAGAATTTCTTTCCACCTGTTGCTTCTCTGTTACTTTTTTGATGATCAGCGCGAGAAGCATTATACTCATGCTTTGCTGCTATTGCACCTGCCACGTCCAAATTAAGAGAGCCAGCAATATCAAGTATTCGAATAATAGTATCCGCAAGCTCCACTTCAAACATTTTCCTTGTAGGTAAGTGGTCATCCATCAAATCCTTTCTTGCACCCTCGAGCGCCTCTGATAATTCTGAATGGCAAAGAGCAATCAATGTACCAATCTCACGTGGCTTGTCGTGCCATCCCATTTCTTTTGCTTGCCCATGTAGTTTATTTTGTACGTTCTGAATTGCAAGAACGTCTGACATTGTTAAAGTATACTTACCCATTTATCCACTCCGGAGGCTGTCTGTTTTTCCAACTATGCATTCTTAATTTTCCTATTCTATAATAATTTTGATAATTTTTTAATGAATCATTTCCAATTTTATATTCGTCAGCCATTGCAGATGGCATTGGAGTCCAATCATATTCCTTGAGGTTATTTGGTGGTGATTGTAACATATAGGATAAATCGCCCTGAAAACATTTGTGTGTTTTACCGTAACGATACGTATATTCGTCACCGAGAGCAAAGAAATGTTCTACGAGCCAATTGTAATTTTCTACTGACTTGCGACACCAAACAGCTGACGGATGATTGATATGCGTTGCGGAATATAAAACATCTTCGCGAGCATCATCAAGTTTCCAGCGTTTAGCTTTACGACCAGTTTTACTGGTACCAACAACTTCAATACCATCAAGTAACCGATGAGCAGTTGATAATAATTGAGCCGACTCAAGAATCATTTTGACAACATGTTTGTCAACCATCCACTGAGCTGCTTGAACTGGATCTTCCGAGATATAAAATATGTTCATTTCTTCCACTTTTTAAAAGCTTGTTCACGGTGATATTTGTTAGCACGAGAAAAGAATTCAATTCCATCTAAAAAATCTAATTCATGTTGAAAGGTACGAGCTGTTAAGCCAGTAAATGTATCCGTTCTAACTTCACCATTAGCCATTCTAAACCTAACCCTCACATGTTGAGGTCTTTTTATTTTAACCAATAAACCCGGATAAGTCAAACACCCTTCTTCCAAAGTAACCTGTTGTTCTGAAGCTTGTACAATACGAGGATTAAAACATACAAAGTTTTCTGGGTGGCCACGCATAGCAAATACACGATATGGTATACCAACTTGATTAGCAGCTAAACCAATACCGTTATTATCATACATAAACTTGACTAAATCCTTAGCTAATTCCACAGGCCAAATAGTAGGATTTTCAAAGTCAAAGTCTTCACATTTGGTTCTGAGAATAGGATCTGTAGCTGGTACTAATTTAAGTTCCATTATATGGCCTTTAAGATATCAAAGTTAATGATACAACGATAATTGACTTTTGGTTGAGAAGAGCAATGATAACGAGAGCCATCAAAGAATACCATACGTCCACGTTTTGGTATTACTCTTTTATGCTCTACTAGATTAGTTATATCACCGCCAATAGTATTTTCATAAATGATAGTATCACCATCGCTACCATTGACGTAATATACACAAGCAATATGTGGTTGTTCTGCTGGAAGATCTACATGAATACCATTATGTTCTTTTCTATATTGTTCTGCTAATGGTAACTGTAAAAAGATACGATTGTGATAGTTTGTTTGATCGTTGACTGGTATGCCAATAGCTTTTTCCATCGCTGGCATAAGATGTTGCATCAGTGAATATAAACCAGCTGGGCTATCCATTTTAGGATGTTTCATAAGATGAACGAAACCATGCGATGGATATGTTTGCATTTCTTTTCCGCTTACATCATTAAGAAACTTCCAATGTGCAGTTTTCATAATGTTATCTTTTAGATATCTTTG